GAATTGAGGGCTTGGTATAAATCAAGCCCTCAGGACGTTGGGCAACACGTCATTTATACCCCCGAGAAAAAAAGCTATGAGCCAACAATTAAAGAAAATACAGGCAGTCCCGAATAGGAACAATCGAGTAAGTAAACGGAATCAAAGCCCTTTACTTGCATCGGTAACTTTAGATACTTCAAATACCATGTTGGTAAAGGAAGATATTTTTAACGAGCCGTCACGGGAGAGGCTTGATTTTACGGGAGCAAAATGGGTGCGGTTCTTTACACAAAAAGACGACTTTTTAAAGAGCCTTATCGCCATTGTTAATAATTCGCCGACATTAAGAAGGATAATTGAAGATAAAACAAACATGGTCGTTGGTGACGGCTTCATTCCCATGAAAGGTAAGGCAAATACTTTGCTTACCACGTCAATGAGGGGTGAAGTTATCACCGACGATTCTTTAAGCGAAATAGAAGATGTTATTTCACAGGTTAATTTACACGGTCAAAATTTGCAGGAGGTTTTGGCTCAACTTGCATTTGACTATGATGCTTTTGGGAATAGCTTTTGCGAAATTGTTAAAGGCAAAGTAGGGTCAGAACCATTTACTTATATTTATCATGTGCCCGTTTATAACGTCGGTATTCGAAAAGCCGACGCCGACCAGATAATTAAATCAGTTGGCATTTACGATAACTGGGAGGAGGTGCCACTTACCACCGACGGCGTATTTTACGAAAGCGAAGGATTTAGGGAGGTGCCAATTTACCCAGACTTTAAGAAATTTGAAGACGGAACGCAAAGAAGCGTTGTTCATGTGAAGCAATACGCCGCAGGCTATTTTTACTTTGGTTTACCTGAATGGATTGGCGCGAAAATGTGGGCTGAAATTGAATACCGCATTCAGCGGTTTAATACAAGTAAGTTTGAAAACGGCTTTATGCCTTCGGGGGTGATGCAATTCTTCGGGTCAATTACGCCTGAGCAGGCAAAGAAACTTGTCGAAGGCATAGAAAGCAAGTTCACGGGAATGGGAAATAACCATAAGTTATTTGTTCAGGTTCTAAGGGACGAAAAATTAAAAGCAAATTGGATTCCCACCTCCAAAGAAAGCGAGGGCGAATTTTTAAACTTGCAAAACTTGGCAGCCTCGGCGATTGTCGTGGCAAACAGGTGGAGCAAGTCACTTGCAGGCTTCGCCACGGCGGGGCAACTTGGAAGCAATCAACAGATAAGACAAGAAATGGAATATTTGCAAAGTACGGTGATTAAGCCGCGCCAAAACTTGATGTTATCTAAAATCATAAATCCTTATTTAGCCGAAATTGGGCTTTATAAGCCAGCCTTTAAAGAAGTTCAATTCTCAATTTCAAACACTTTACCCGTGTCTTTCATGGGTGAAATTAAGGTTGAGGATAATTTGACGCAAGATGAAAAGAGGGAAATATTAGGTTATTCACCAATCGAAACAAATGAGCCAATTAATACAACCGTCTGAGGTTATAAGCGGAGGGGTCGCAAGGCCAACGCCTGCAGACATAAGACTTGATAAAAGCCTTATAAGCCCTCATATTCAAGATGCGGAATTTCAATGGATTGTTCCCGCTATTGGCGTATCTTTTTACGATGCCCTTGTTGCTGACAAAGGAAGTTCAACCGCCTTCACGTCAACGGCTTATCAAGCGTTATGGAATGACCATTTAAAATCATTTTGCGCCAACGCCGTGTTGTACGAGGCAGCCCCTTACATGGTGATGCAACTTGGTACAAATGGCTTATACACATTGGATAACGAGTACGGGCAAAACGTGGGGGTTGAAGGATTGAAATTTTATCAAGACACAATGCTTCAAAGGCTTGGAGTTAAGAAGAAAAGGATTAAGGATTATTTGTGTACTTGCGCAAGTAATTTACTTGGCTTTATTCCCAGTGCCATTGGCTGCCCCGAGGCAACTTGCGATGAGGATGAAGAAATATTTGACATTTATAACACGATGGGAATAGTACTATGAACGAAATAAAACCAAAGAAAGAAAGGCGATTCCTGAAAACATTAGGGCGCGTTGGTGAAATATTGGTGGAACAAGTATTGCTTAAACTGGGGAGTAGCATAATCAAGAAGATTGGAGGCAAAAAAACTTTGCCTTCAATTCTTTTTATATTCCTTTCCCTCAGCCTCTTTGCCCAGTTCCCAAACACTGGCAACAAACAAAGATTAGGTTTCCAGACGACGGCAGACGGGTTGACGTGGCGCGGTTCAATTTCCGACACAGCTTCCATTCAACCGATAAACAACCAAAGCGCGTGGGTGATTCTTGATACCATTAACCTTAAATTTTATACGTTTGACTTTACCTCCAACGTTTGGAACTTGGTAGGCGGTGCGCAAGGATTAACCATGCCTTTTGATTCAATTACCTTCAACACGGCAAAGGATGGCACGGTTGGCGTAGGTGAAGTTGAATACAATGATACACAGGGAGGTTTAATACAAGGGTTAAAAGGAGGTAACGTTACCAATGTAATTGGGCAACAATTGCACCAACGGGTGAACAACAGAACAGGCGCACCATTGGCAAAGGGTGACGTGGTTTATTTGGCAGGCAGCCAGGGCAATCGAATAACAGTGGCAAAAGGCTTAGCGGTTAGTGATGCTTTTTCGGCTAATACTTTTGGTGTAGTTGCGGAAAGCATTGCGGACAATCAAAGCGGTTTCATTATTACCGAAGGCTTAATAACAGGATTAAACACCTCAGCCTTAACAGAAGATAGCGCGGTTTATTTATCGCCAACGGTGGCAGGTGCATTGACTTCAACAAAGCCGCAAGCACCACAACACAGCGTATATATTGGCGTATGCGTCAAAAGCAATAACGGTTCAGGAGAATTGTTTGTTAAGATAAGAAATGGGCAGGAATTGGACGAGCTTCATGATGTTCGAATTTCTAATCCTATTAATAATGCATCACTTTACTATAAATTAAGCGAAAAACTTTGGCGCGATACGACGGCTGCCCTTTTGGTGAGCGACACGGCTTCCATGCTTACAAATTACTTGCGTAGTGGCGTAGCGGCTTCGACTTATTTACCTTTGGCAGGTGGAACAATGACAGGTACAATAAATAGACAAGAAGGCTCAAATGATGGAAGCGCAAGTACATTTTATTATAATTTATTAAATTACTTTGCAAGAAGAGATAATAACAAAGGAAATCAAACGGCTCAAATAACATTTACGGATAGACCTGGAACATCTACTTTCCCAAACAATGTAAGAACATCTGATATATATTTAATGACTGCTAAAAATTTTAGTGGTGGTCAATTAGGTCAATACCTTGACACTACTTTATCAGTGGTGGCAAATCAAGATGGAGGCAGGGTTGGAATAAGTAAATTAAACCCAGCTTATAAATTAGATGTAAATGGAACTTTGGGAGTTTCAGGCCCTTCTACTTTTTTAGACTTGCAAGGCACAGGCTCTCGCATGGTTGTTGCAAGTTCTGGTGGATTACTTTCTACACAGGCTATTCCCACAGGCACGGTTACCTCTGTAGGTGGTACTGGTACGGTAAATGGAATAAGTTTAACAGGCACTGTAACTTCTTCGGGCAATCTTACGCTTGGTGGCACATTGTCCGGTGTTTCCCTATCTTCGCAGGTTACAGGAACTCTACCCATCGCCAACGGTGGCACAGGTGCAACAACTCAATCAGCTGCAAGGACGGCTTTAGGGGCAACGGTGCGAGGCGCAAATACTTTTATACTACCTGATTTAGGTGCAATTTCTTTCCTTCGTTACAATGCGGATAACACTGTTAGCCAAAGAGCAGCGGATGGAATGAGGACAGATTTAGGAGGTACAACCATAGGGCAATCAATGTTCACTTTGACTAATCCATCTGCTGTTACATTCCCAAGGTTTAACTCTGATAATACGGTAAGTGCTTTAGATGCTGCAACGTTTAGAACGGCAATTGGTGCAGGAACTGGAACAGGCAATGGAACGGTAACAAGTGTAACTGGAACGGCTCCTATTTCAGTTGCTAATGGTACAACTACACCATCCATAACAATAGCTAATGCAGGAATATCTACTACGGGCGTAGTTACTGCATCTACTCAAACATTTGGAGGTACTAAGACATTTAATGGATCTTTAAATGCAAGTTCTGAATTAGCCGTTACAGGTATATCAAATTTAAATGGTGGCGCAACTATTGGAACAATGACTACAACTTCAACCTTAACTCATATACTTGGTGTAAATTCAAGTAATGCTATTGGTGAAATAGGTGTAGGAGATGGAATAAAATTTACAGGAGGCTCTTTAGGTTTAGATTTATATAAAGTAATTGCTTTATTAGATGTTCCAATAACAGGGCCTCAAACATCAAGTGACTCTCCATTTACAGTTACTGGTGCAGCATTAGGGCAGCCTGTTATATTAGGTGTTCCAAATGTTGCTTCGTCTGCAAATACAAATTATACCGCTTGGGTTTCCGCTGCAAATACTGTAACTATAAGATTTAATAATTATTCAAGTAGCTCTGTAAATCCTCCTTCAGGTTCATTTACAATAGTTGTTTTAAATTTATAAACTATGAAAACAACAATTTACAACCTTCTTCACCTTGGATACGAAAAAATAGCTTATGCCATTTGTTGCGGCTGGATTGCCTCGTTCTTCATTCCGATTAAAGGATTCTTAATTTTTACAATTTTTGTGGTTTTTGCGGACATGGGAACCGGAATCATCGCGGCAAAGAAGGAAGGGCAAAAGATAAATAGCCGTGGGCTTTACCGCACAATAGAAAAAATAATAGTGTATTTTTGTGCCATCCTTATATTTGAGGGTGCAAGGAATACATTTAGCCTTCCGTTCAATATTACATATATGGCGGCGTTCTTAATTGCAACGGTGGAGCTTTATTCTATTTCGGAAAATATTAAACGCATAACAGGCGTAAACCTTGGCGTTTTAATCACACGTTTTTTTAATCGTTAAAATAAATAATATGCAGACTAATTTAAAAGAGGCATTGAAAAATGCAGATGGGATAAAGTCACCAATGGGTGACGTGGCTTGTTACTCAATGAACTTTGCGGAGCTGGCTTCGGAGATAAACGTTCATCTTGAAGGCAATAAAGTGAAGTTCACCTGGCGCGAATATATCCAACTTGCTCAAATTATTTGGGATAAAATTAAGGAAACATCGAAAGAGTGCGCAGGAAAGGAAATTTCTGTAAATTTACCTCCTAAGTTTTCTTTGGTTTCTGCAGCTTTTTCACTCATTGGATTTCGTTTGTAAGAAATAGGCGCAGCAGGATTCGCTACCTTATGCGTTTTACAGGGCGGTGCATTGACTTGCATCGCCCTTAAAAATATCAAAATATGAAAGCATCTAAAT